CAAAACCACCATCCCCGCTCAGCGCCTTTTCATGCGCCAGATAGCCATCAACGCTACAGCCGTCGGTTTGCAAGGCCAGGTTAAAAATCCAGCCCTCCTTGACGCTCAAGCCGCCCGCAACAGAAGCAAAATCAGCCTCCAGAAGCGCAGTTCTCACACACATCAACCAGACCAATCCCTGCAAACCAAAGGAAACGTCCTGCACCACCACCCGCCCACATCCCACCTGGAGCACCAGCGGTCAATTTTTTTCAACTGAATCAGACAGCTAGGGTTTACAAGCGCATCAGAAGCTATATACTCGCAGCCCATTACGCCGGTATAGCTCAGTTGGTAGAGCAACTGACTTGTAATCAGTAGGTCCCGGGTTCGACTCCTGGTGCCGGCACCATATAAATCAAGGGCTTGCAGCGATGCAGGCCCTTGTTTTTTGTCCCGCACGTAACAACGCACGTAATAAGCCGTCCAGAACGGTGCGCACCAGGGCCAGCGGGCATCCTGAATTCGATCGGTTACGGGTAGTGATAGCCTCATAAATTGAGCTTCACGAGGATGTGTGCACACATGTCTGCCACACACCCTACACACGGGGAAAAATTTTCCGGTGCATACCTAAAAAGTGCGTCAGAAGTGTAAGTGAGATTTTTAATCTCTCTAAAAGCCTTATATATCAATGCGTTAGCATGCAAATCTAACCGTAAGCGGACTGTCAGAAAGGCGTAAGCGCAGGACAGTTTGTGACTGTAAGTGAGCATGACTGTAAGTCACTGATTTTAAAGGATATTTTTTACCACTTTCTCTCACTTACACTTTTTGACGACTCGACTGTAAGTGAGGATCCCCAATGATTGCGGGGGGTTCAGGGCTTTTTCTCGCTCACTTACACCACTTACGCGTCAGGAGGGGGTATACCTGAAAAATGTTTTCAGTAGCCCGCCTGGAATTCCCCTCCAAACCAACCTCGCCTCACATCGCTGACCGGAGAACCCATGCCGAAACCCAGTACCCGCGCCCCTATTCCACAAATCGAGATAATCAAGAAGGGTGGCCAATGGGAGGTTCACTGGGATTATCAGGAGGGGCCCGCGAGCTTGGTGTTGTTCAACCGTGCCGAATATCTGCGCGGCTACATAGATGGGGTACTGGACATGCTCCGCATCGCTCCAGAGAGCGTTTGCTGTGCGAGCGGTGTGACTGGCACCGTCAAACGACTTGATCAGAAGCAAGCCGAAGCACTGCACAGTGCCTTAAGTCAGTTGCTGATACCGATGGTAGAAGCTGAATTCGCTCGAATAGCTCGCAATACGGATCTTCCCCACCTTCGCAGCTCCGATGCAATCGAATGCAACTTGGGAAACGTGGCCGATACGACTGCAGCCCAAGCCCCGCTTAGCCTGTAGAGGCCGCACCGGATCTAACCAGCGCACCCCTGATGCACAGTTTTAGGACCAGTGTCGACTTAGAAAACGGCCCCCTTCCTCGGTTTTCCAATTTTTAACCCAGTCTGGCTGGGCCTTCGAGGATTCTCCCCTCTGGCGAGGCCTTGTCGCTCGTTGTGCAAGGCGATGACATTTTTCTTCATAACCTTGCACGTTGTGCAATTGCCACTGCCCTGAGCAACCCCACAGCCGGCCTGGGTTGGAGTATTGCTTTCATCGCATCTTGGTTTGCACAAAAAAAGGACGCAAAGCCTGTCGGCGGGAGGGGGATAAGTGCTTTTCCCGAGGTTTTTTTATTCCTGAGCAAATTTTGTCGTCCATGATTTTCTGAGTGCACTCAGTCATTTCATCGGAAAGCGCTGGAAAAGTATCGTACATGAACATACTGTTTGTACATACAGTATTTTTGAGAGTGTACACCCATGACCACCTCGATCACGGAGAAGAAAGCAGCAGTGGCGAAATGGGCTGCTCTGCTCCACGACAGCACAGCATTGCTTGCAACTCCAGGCGTCCACCACAAGATTTTGATCAAGTGTGCGGGCGAGCTACATAGCTTGCAGATCGTCAGTCCAGAAGAGTTCAGTGACATGCTGGAGCTCGCTGACGGTGCTTTAGCCTATGCGATTGAGGCTCAGTTGGACCTTCCGGCACTAGATGGTGGTTCGTGATGCATGTCCTGGTCGTTCCAATGAGGCGCGAAGGTGTGGCACTGAAACCAAAGGAAAGGGATTGCTACGAGGCTATCAAGGGCAACGTCATCGTCAGATCGGCCCACTGTGAATACCTCGGCAGGTATTCCAATATTGCCTGGCTTGATGCAGGTAAGCACAAAGAGGGCAAGCGCTTACCGGATCTGCTAGACGTCACACTGGCTACGATGGCTCACAATGGCTTCGTTTTGAGTGGGATTGAATACGTCGACGGCTGTGCCTACGCTCAGTCATGGTGGTGCAGGCATCAGTGATGCGAAATATCGACACAAACAGGTTATGCGCATACTCCTACATAAAAACTAGGCACCCAACACATTCAAGGCGTCTTTTTTAGGTACAAAACATGAATATATTTGAGATAACTGTCCCGGGGATGTCTTTGGATTATGCAGACAGAGACTGGTGTCGGAATGTCGAAAATCTTTTACGTGGTCTTCGCTCAGAATTCTTTAAGGCGAACTGCGCTCTTATTCTGTTTGATCAAACGACACAATCTGAACGGGATTTTCAGACAGTAAAAGCTCAGTGGCAAGCGGACCGCACTCGAGTTAGCGATCTTGTGAGTTCGACGACTCAGGACAGAACATTCAATTATGATCGCGATAAATATCAAGATATTTACTTTCAGGCCCAAACAATCGTAAAGAGAGAGCACTGGGCCGCTGGAGAGTTACCTAAAGAATTTGACTATCAATTACCCTTCATCTACGCACAAACCTTTGTTTACGCTCTTGATTCATTTGAAAAGCTTTTGGGTGTCATATCAAAAATTGAGAACATTCCCGAAGAAATCTCCAACCTCCATGAGGAAATTACTGAAGTATTTCCGCACCTTCGAGAAGTCCGGAACTCTGCGCATCATATGGAGGACAGATTACGTGGACTAGGACGAAACAATAAAACTATGAATCTAAAGCCTTTTGATACTGGGCCAGGGGGGATAGTGAGCCTTGGTAACGGGTTAGTGTTAAACAACCTCACTGGTTCATCGTATGGGTATACCATGGCAAACGGATCATTTGGTGATGTTTCTATCACACCTCAGTCCATGGCAGTTCTTCAAGATATATTTACACGAACCTTGAATACGTTCCGTTGGACTGGCCCGAAGGAACACTGCCCAAATTAGTACTTAGCACCCCATCATAAGCCCCTACTTATTAAGCAATAACAAAGGAGGACTGACAGCCCAAATACAAAGCCAACTTAGTTTCAAGCTGTAACCAACTTTAATTTATTGGCTAACAGCGTCGCCCTGGTTGCGCCAACTGTAAAAGTGGATTCGTTGTTTGGGACTGGCGATACTCCATGAGTATGGGCAGCAAGCTGGGCATTCATCTCCTGGACTAGATCAAGCAGATCACACACGACCTGAAAGATGTTCACTGCCTCAGAGCCGACCCAGTTTTTAGGAGCCTGCAGATGCTGACTCTCGCTGGTGATGCTTTTTCGCAATCCCTGAATCCTTTCCACCATGTCGCCACCCACCGTAGCGTTATGCTTCTGTCCGACCACCAGGTTCAGGTCACGACCGGTTGCCTGGTGCAAATCGTCCACTGCCGCCAGGCTCGCAGATCCCCCTGACAACAGCTTGAGCGCGCCCAGAGCCTCGATCTTCTTCACCCCACCCACTGACTCGGTCGAATGGTCATCCACCGTCCTTGTGTGACTCTGGAAGCGCTCGGCGTTGCTCATGGCGTCGACTTCGCGCTCGATCGCCTGGTCCTGGATCTTGCCGTCAGTCTTGCGCAGCCAGTTACCGTCCGCGTCGACGCGCTGCTGCACGGTGTCACTGTGCTGCCACACCTGGTCGCCCTTGGGCACCTTCGGTAGTGTCAGGCCGTGCGGAAGGATCGTCTGAATGTAAGGCTTATGCGGAAGGCCGTAGGCGAAACACACCACTACGCTGGTGCCCTCCTCCGGAAAGGCGAAAAACCCCATTTCATCACCACCCACCGGCATGGGCAGCGGCACGCCGGCCAGTACCGGCAATGCTGTATCGATCTCGCCGTCCGGCCCCATCACCTGCAGGTCGACCGAGAAGCGTGGTCGGAAGTCGTCACACAGTCCGGCGCTGGCCGGCGCATCAGCCACGGCCACGACCTTGGCGAAGCGCGGCAAGTGATAGCCCCCGGTGAGTTCAGGAAATTGGCGCTCTACGCTGCGCTTGATTGCGTCGTCCATTTGATAGCCATCTGTGTGCCGGCCAGCGTCACGTTCGTGATCCGCTCGCCCTGGTTGATCGATACGCCTGGTCGCAGGCCTGGTAAGGCCGCAATCATCGCGCTCTGGCTGCCCTGGTAACCGTCGAAAAGGTTAACCGGCAACTGCAACGGCGACCGAGCGCCGAAGAAACTGTCAGCCCAAGCACCGACGTAGATCTCGCCGTCACCCTGTTGCTGCCAGATAAAGTCCGTGATGCCGAACACCCGCGCCATGCTGTCCAGCGCTTGGTATCCAGCGGCCAGATTGTAGAAAAACGGCGTCTTGACGCGTGTGTAGGCCTGATCTGGAACCCGGAAACGCAGGCCGGTCTTGCCGCCGATATCGGCCAGCACAGCGCGCAGATCCACGTGGCGCAGGTTCATGGGCAACGGGTTGGCCAGCACCGCGGCTAACTCACGACACAGCACCACCTGCTCGATGCCGTTGGTAGCGGCGCAGCGTTCCACGTAGCCAATGAAATGACGCTGCAGGACCGCTTCGTTGTAGCCGATATCAAACGTGACCAAACCTTTGACTGTTACCCCCGCCTTAATCGTGAACGTGGCGCGGCCTGGGCTCTTGAGATCCAGCCGGACATCGTCGTTGACTAGCGGCATGACCGCGCCGCCGATCGTCAGCACTTTGTGCAGCTTCATGCTCATGAAGCGCCGCCCAGGTAGGTGTCCACCTTCTTGAGCACTTCCTCAAAGCCTGTCAGCTCTTCGGGCGTGCCCGATCCGCTGCCCACAACACCGTCACCTGGTGCTGACTGCGACGTTACGCCGTTGCCGGCGCGCCGGTTCTCGACCTTCTCCGGATTGGATAGCTTCTCGCTCAGGGTGAACTGGACGATCCATTGGGCCAGTGTGTCGTCCTCGCGGGCGCTGACCCCATCAGAGAACGTCACCTGCCGGATACCAAAGGCCTTGGCCGTGTCGTTGACGATGCGGTAGGTTTGGAGCTGGCCACCGCCTGCAGTAGCCTCGGCCAGGCGCATGATCGTGCGCAGGTCCTCGAGAGCCTTGTAGGGGATTGTCAGCGCGACGGTCAGCGTCTTGGGTTTGAATCCCTTGTGCGATTTGTCGGTTGCCGATGTCTGGCCGCCCAGCTCGTCGGCCTCGATCTTGAGGTTGGCCGTCAGCTTCATGCGGTGGCCGACGATCTGCTCGCCATTGAGTAGCAGCGTCATAGGCCCACCAGCTCCCGAACAAAGCTCAGGCTCTCTGCAGATCCCACCAGCAGCGCGCCGGCACAGAGCGGCCATTCATGGCCCGGTGCTTCGCCTTCGAGCAGTTCGCGGCGCAGCTGGCCCACGTCACCCGGTCCCAGCATCCTGGACTGTATCGATACGTCGTCTGCACTGTTGGTGAACTGGGCTTTCAGATCGGCCAGCTGCTGCTCGCGCTCTTGTACCTGCGCCTTCTTTCGCGCCTGCAGATCTGCAAGGTCCGCCATGGGCGAGCTGTCGGCGGCATAGCCTTCGAGTACCGCCAGTTGACCAGCCATGGACTGGCTGGCCAGCTTGGTAATCGGGCACCGCTGCAGCGGCAATTGGCTCCAGAGCGGCATTTGCCCGGCGATCGGCATGATCCATTTTTCCACTTCCAGCTTGGCCAGGTGTTCGGCACGGCGCTCGGCGCGCACCAGGTCAGGCATAGGCAACACCACGTTGAACCGCCCCAGCGTCGCGGCGAGCTGGTCCAGGCGCGTGGCGAGGAATATCAGTACCAGGGCGCTCTGCTGACCTTGCGGACGGACTGCGTCGGTGGTGTCAGTCAACTTGTCGGCCAGCAGCTGCAGTAGGTTAGGCGCAGACAGAAAGCGTTGGTGACCACCGCTGCCCTGCCCTACACCGTGCTGGAATGGCGTCACGACGATACACGACGGGACATTCTCGAACTGGTCCGCCAAGGCGGTACGGCCGGCGCTGATCGCCGCTTGTGCGGCGCCGCCGATCAGCCTCGGGCTGGTGGTCGCGATGTCGGCTAGCTTGGAGACTCGTTCCCCAGTGCTGAGCATTTCGCCCTGGATGAGATTGCGAGCGCTGGCCATCTGGTCCATCCATTGAGTGGCTTGTGCCGGCCAGCGAAACTTGATGTTGGTCCAACTCATGTCAGCACCAACCAGGTCGGGGCTGATGGGCGGGCTGAAATATAAGGGAACGACGAATGCTCCGGCCAATCACGCAGCGCGCCACGATAGGCCTGCAGCGCCATGTAGTGTTCCACCGACAACGTCGTTGCCTGCCCTGCTTCGAGCTCGTCACGGTGACGGTTGACCATCCCATCGGTCTGTTTGAGCTGATAGTCACGCCAGCAACGATCATTATCTCGCAGCGTCTCGATGCTGGGACTAAACGGCGCAATAGCAGCAGGTCGACCACTGTCATCCAGGTCGATACGCATGCCGTTGCTCTGTGCCTCCAGTAAGGATTGGTAGTGCTCTATGCTGATCTCGATCAGATCGCTCGCCGGGGGCAGCAGGCATTCCGGATTGTCGACGGTAATCTGCGGCACCGGGACGCCGAGGTCATCGATCTCGATCATCGGCACGGACTCCTCCTGGCTTTGGTCGCCCGCGATGTATGCGGGATCCGGGACCAGGATCTTCGGTCGTTCGAAGGTTGGGTCATCAATGGTGATGGTTCGGGGGCCGTGGCTCGCGCTGCTGTAAAACCCGCCCGACGGGCGACCGTAAAAGAACTCCATTTATTTCCCCGTTACGCGGTAGTGGATGGTGATGGGGGTGTTGCTTGGGTTACTGCCGGCAACGCGTTGAACGCGTACTGTCATGGCACCCAAGCCAGGGCTATGAAACCCCACCAGGTTCTCGGCAATTTCACTGGTCTCTCCGACCGCCTCAATGCCGAACGTCACAGAGTGGAACGCGGCCGGGAACGACATCGGAAAATAAATCCCCGCTTCCGCCACTGACCCGACGGCATTCGGCGATACCAGCGTGACTCGCCCCCACTGCTCGATGCGACCGGTGTCAGCGTCTTTGTGCCAGCCGTTGACCTCAACCGAGGCAGTGTTTTTCGGCCGGTTGGCTTCGGTCCAAAAACGGTACCGAGCGTTACCCGCTGACCAGCCACCGAACGCAAACTGGTTGTCCGTGTCCAGACCAAAGAACGTGCCGTAGGACCCGCCCCGATGAAATGTAATCACTGCTGCAGCGGCCGGGTTATTGCCGTTCGTAATCCCCAGAGGGGCGTGGCCTTGGGTGTAAGCGCCCGCCGCTGCCAGCGAAGGAACCTGACCGAGGCTGAATGCGGTGTAGCCGTTTTCACCCGCGAGCCGCACAAAACGTCCATCTGACTGGCTGGCGGTATAGGCGTCGGTGATGCCATAGCCACCGAGGGTGGTGGCGACGTTGGCTTTGCCGGCAGGATTGAAGTTGCCCGAGTGGTACAGCTTGTACTGCGGCTGGCCAGGGTCAGATCCGCCCAGATACAGCTCATTGTCAGTTTGTAGCCCAAGCATCCGCGCCACACCACGCGAAGAGGCATGAAAGGTAATGGCTGGGTGCAAATCCGAATCGAGAACCAGACCCGCAGATCCCCAAACGCCAAGTTGAGCATCTGCTTTGCGGCTGTACAGTCGGCCGGCCACCGTGCCGCCGCTGGTCGACAGTTTCCCCGCCAGGGCATTGGTCATGCTGGTGGCAAAGTTGGGATCGTTGCCCAGGGCCGTCGCCAGCTCCTTGAGGGTGTCGAGGGCCGCCGGCGACGAGTCCACCAAGGCCGCGACCACCGAATGCACAAAGGCAGTGTTCGCGGCCTGCTGGTCCTTGGTCGTGGCCGGTAACGAAGGCACTCTGACCGGACCTGTAAATGCTGCCCCCGCCAGATCAGCTTTAAGGGCCGGATTGAAGTTACCGGTGTCCCACGGCTCGCGGCCAAACAGATAAGCACGCTGGTTAGCCAGATCCAGGTTCAGCGGATCCGGTACGCCTGTCGAAAAAATACGGAACGTATGGTTATACACATCAGCAAAGACGGTACGTAACGTCGTCGCCCAGCGCACCTCTGGCGAGTCATTGCTACCGTTATTGAGCACGATGGACTGCGTAGTGTTGATCGTACCCGTGACATTCCCACCGTTTTTGTTGAGCTTGGTGTCGACCAGGGCCTCGAGCAGTTGGCGTACAGCTACGACCATTTTGGTGGTGGCCAACACTTGATCACTGTTGCTGGTTGGATCACTGCTGATCGCGTTGGGAATCTGGTCCAGCTTCACGTCATCTTTAGTGGTGGCCCGGGCGCGCAGATTGGGATAGTCGCCAACCCGGGAGGCCAGGTGTTTGATCAGTTCAGTGATGATCGGCTCGACGCTGCGCAGATCGGTAATCAACGATGAGGTGGGCAAGTCGGCCAACGGCACCAAGTAATGGCGTGCGCCGGCACCGTCGTTGTAATCCACCTTGTCCATGCCAAACACCACTTGGAACGTACCCACCACGTCGCTGTGATCGCGCTGCAGAGACACATCCAGCCAGGCCTTGTTGGGCACCGACGGCACGACGACCGGCAGGACGGCTGTCGACTCCAGACGAATTCCTTCGATATAAGCCACCCCCGCCTTGAGCTGGTAGGTGCTACCGACTTTCTCCAGCTTCAAACCGCTATCAAAGAAGCAGGCACGGCCAAACACATCGCGATTGCTCAGCCGCTCGCGTTCGTCGATGCCTTTGAGGCGTACAGTGAAGTCGTGCTGCCAGGTGCTTGCATCGATCTTGATGCCGGTCAGCTGCTGGGCACCGTCGAACACCACCAGGAAGTTGCGCGTCACGTTGTTGCCGATCTGGTCAGGCAGGACGTTCTTGCGCTTCTGTTGCAACGGCACGTAGGCGACCGACAGCAGCACGTCGTCGCTGGTCTCCAGGCCGATCCAGTTCCAGTCGAAGTCACCGATATCGGTGCCCATCAGGAGGCTGTACACCACCTGGTTAGGGTTCACATAGCCCTGCTGGGTGATGTTTGCGGTGTAGACGATCTGGGCCGCTGGCGGCTTCACGCCGGCGCGATTGACCGGGCCGCTCACATTGAGGCCGGGCACGTTGGCCAGCACGAAGCGGGCGACGGTCAGCGGCAGGTTGTCCGCTTGTTTCTGGGCGATCAGTTTCTCGCCGGCGAGGGTGATACTTGCAGCCATGAGGGCTCCTAAAGGCTGGCGACCAGCGTTTGCTGATCGTCATTGAAATCCACCAGGGCAACAGCAAGCCGCACCGGGGTGATGGTTACGAAGTCATACCGGCGGCAGGTGCGTCCGTACTGACGGATCAGCACACGCAACAGGTCGGGGTTCTCGGACAGTTGGGAATCGCTCAGGGTGAGCAACACGACGTCCCAGTCACGTTCGGGCATGCGCTCCTGGATCTCGACGTAGCCGACGCCCAAGCGCTCCAGGATGCGTTTCAAACCAGCAGTGCTGCCGGCGTCCACCGAGTTGATAAAGGCGTACTTGACCCGCAGACGGAACAGGCTTTCAGGTTCGGCGGGAAACCGCGTGACATCACGCTGCCAGGCCCACAGCTCCAAAATGGACAGGTGGCACGTGTCCGCGTCGAACTGCAGGTACGGCCAGCGCAGCCACTCGGTGGCCTGCTCCCACCAGAGCTGGGCGGTGGCCACCAGCTTGGTCAGCTCCAGTCCCTCGAGCCAGAACGGAAGTTTGAGCTTGATCATTGCAGGACCACTGCCAGGGTGCTGATACGCGGGATATTTAGCGCTGACACGATGTCGCTGTTGGCAAACCGCAACGAGCTGATGTTCGGAAACTGGGCGTGCAGCTCTTCGGTCAGGCGGCTGAAACTGAACCGCGACTGAGGAAACGTGCGGGTCGGCGCATAGTCACTCTGGGTGCTCTCGCGAAAAGCAGCGCGGATGAACAGCCCGATCTCGGCCTGCAGCGTCTGCAGCTGCAGCACGGTGAGGTTGGCCACCGGCCAGACCCTGAGGCTGATCGCGTGCAGAGTTTCAGGCATGGCCATGGCCAGCAGATCGTCGCCGTGGCCGTGGTTGCCGCCGTCGCGGATATGCGTGTTGATCTGCTCGAGGAAAGTATCGGCGGGCACGCCTGCGTCGAACAGTACGAAGGCATTGGCACTGCCTGGTCCACGCGGCGCGCCGTGTTCAAAATACACGCCGTCAGCGGCAACCCCAGGAAACCCGGTGATGATCGCCCGGTACACCGCATCGGTGTGCCATTGGTTGACCGCCGAAAACTGGTTGCGCACGCGCAGACGCAACTGGTCGTCATGCTCGGGATCCGCGCCAGGCGTCTGCAGCCAGTCGGTATTGTTGACCACCTGGACAACGCCCGGTACCGACTGAGGCAGCACCGCGTAGTAACCCGGTGCCAGGTTGTAGCCGCTGCCCGCTCCCACGGCCTTGACCGGCACGACCAACTGGCTCTGGCCCTCTTCAAAGCTGCGCGGCTCGGTGGTTACCAACTGGTAGATATGACCGTTGAGAGTCGGCGACTGGACGACAGTGCCGATCGGCACTTCCAGCTCGCCACCGGTATTGGCGCGGGTAAAGAGCAGTTCACCAACGGCCACCGTCGCGGCCTTGCGCTCGATGTTCACCGCCCAGGCCAGCATGTCCAGCCAATGCGCGCCGGCAGTCTTAACGAAGAAATTCGGCAGCACCGTGCCGCTGACGAACTCCAGCAGCCACAGCACCGGCCTGGTGACCAGCGCCGTGATGATCCGCCAGAACGGACTGTACGCGCTGGTGTTGGTCAGCGTGCTGCCCTGCTCGACGGCCAGTTTTTCCCAGGCTTGTTTGAGCTGCGCCTCGGTAGTCGGAATGCCGGAATCACCCAGCGCCTTTTTGAAGTCGACGGTCATAGGGTGATCTCCACCTGGCCGAACTTCACGGTCGTGGCGGTGACCAGGTACACACCCGGCTGGGTCTGCTCGATCTGCGCAGTACCTGGTACTAGGCGTTCGTCATCCTCGACGAGCAGCTCCATCTGCTGAATGCAGTCACGCTGACGCAACCGGTCGCGCTCGGCCACCAGGGTGATCAGCAGGCCACTTTCGCGGATCAGATGCGCGATGTCCTGAGCGATCGAGGCGCGATCATCCACCAGCAGGGGCTGGCGAGCCGGGTCGAGTACCAGGTCGTTGTTCATGATCAGCAGGTCGACGTATTCGCTCATCAGCCGCCCACCGCCATGGCCATCATGTTTTCCAGCTCCAGCGGGGTCATCGGTTTGGCGGTGTTGATGTTCAGCGTCTCGACGTGGGTGCCGGCGCGCTGGTTGGGGTTCATGGCGTTGCTCTGGTTCTGGAAGCTTTGCATCAGTCCTCCTTTCGGGACGGCCTGGGGTTTGGTGGGGCTGATCGACGTGTTGGCGTTAATCGCCTTGCGGGCTTCAATGCCCTTGTCCGATTTGGCGGGCATCTCGATGACCTTCTCGACGCGCGCCGGCAGTGCCGCTTTGGGCGGCATTGAAAACGCCAGGTCAGCCGACGCCTGCGGCAGGCTGATAGGCGGTGCCGGTTGAACCTGGACTGCAGGCGCGGGAACCTGCGCCGGCGCAGACCGGGTGACGGCAGCCGGCACCAGGGCCAGCGGCTTGGGGGGTTGGCTCACCGGTACAGGGGCAGCCGATGCGCCTTTCGGCCCCGGCACGGTGCCCACTGGGGGTGTGGTCACCACTGCCGGCAACTGAGGACCCGGCACCGGTGCACCCACCTGACCGGGCAGGTCGGGCACCTTAGGCGGCTCGGGCAGATCACCAAACGTGGTTTCTATGTTGATGCCGGGGATCTTATTGGCCATCTCGATCAGGCCATTGATTGCGCCCTTGACCGTAGACAGGATGCTGTCCCAGGCCGTTTTGGCGATGCCTGACCAACCGCCCATCGAGTCGAACCAGCTGGACAATTTGGCCATCTGATCGCTGATCCACTGGAACGCGGTGGTGTTCATCAGTGCGGCGCACAGCTCGTCCCAGTAAACGACCGCTGCGACCACGGCAGCGGCCAGCAGGACAATGCCGGCCACGATCAGCAGCACCGGATTGGCCAGCATGGCGGCGTTAACCAGCCAGATCGCGCCCTGCCACAGCAACATGCCGACACGCACGATCGCCATCCAGGTGTACAGACCGATCAGACCGACCACAAAAGCCGCAACCATGACCGTGTGGAACAGGAACATGGCGATCGATTTGAAGCCCTGCCAGGTGAGCAGCTTCCACACGGTGAGCATACCCAGCCAGACCATTTTGCTGACACCAACCACCAGGGTCAGCAGCGACATCGCGGCGATGAAGCCAAAGACCACCAGCGTGGTGATACCGATAAGCCGGGTGATGTTCGGGAACAGTTGCGTCCAGCGAGTCAAGGTCTTGGCAATGCCCACCAGACGTTCCATCAGCGGTGTCAGCGTCGGAATCAGGGACTGGCCGAAGGCGATGCGCAGCGCTTCAACGGCTTTGCCGAACTGCTGCCAGGGGTCGACCATGGCCTTGGCCATCTTCTCGGCGTTCTCCAGGCCCCGGATCTTGCCCAGCTCAGCAATGCCGTTGCGCAATCGATCGGTGTCCTTGGCCAGTGCGCCGATCACCTGGGCACCTTCACCGCCGAATACTTCCATCAGCTTGGTGCCGGCAGCAGCGCTGGTCAGGTCGCCGTACTTGCCCTGCAACTTGTCCATGATCTGCAGC